TGTCATGCGATTTTTTTTTACGGGGGCCCACCGTGGACGAAGCTCCGACGAGCGGCGCCAGGCTGCGCGGCATGGTCGTCGAGTCGACGGATCCGCGGACGGCGGTTCTGTTGCTCGAGGCGGCTCGGATCGCTGATCGGCTCGACCAGATCGACGCGATCATCACGGGCAAGGCCGACTGGATCGAGCTCATGCACTTCCGCACGAAGAACGACGACGCGCAGGAAGTCACGGTGACGCTCGACGACGTGCTCGCCGAGGCTCGCCAGCAGGCGACGACGCTTCGCGGGATCCTCGCCCAGCTGGATGTGCCGAAGGCCGAGGTCGCAGCACCGAAGGTGAGGTCGGGTCTTGACGAACTCCGCGCTCGCCGAGCCGCGCGCACTGCCGAAGGGGTCGCAGACTCCGCGGGTGCTGCACCGGCCTAAGTTCGACTCCGAGTCCGACGCCCATGACGCGATCGACGTGATGGCGATGTGCGGGCAGACGCTCGACCTGTGGCAATGCCTTCTCGTGTGCGTCACGCTCGCGACGATGCTCGGCCGGCTGGCGGCGACGTCGGTCGCGGCGCTCGTCGCACGGCAGAACGGCAAGGGCGGCTGGCTCGAGGCGATCGCGATCTGGTCGCTGTTCGAGCCGTTCCTCACTGGCCGGCAGTTCGGCACGAACCCGAAGCGGCTCGGCGACAAGAACATCACGCTGTGGACGGCGCACGAACTCAAGACGAGCGACGTCGCCTATCTCCGCGTGAAGGCGCTCATCCAGGCGAACGACGAGCTCGCCGCGCAGGTCGTGCGGTGGGATGGCGGGCTGACCGGGCAGCACATCATCGAGCTACGTGACGGGTCGATCCTCGCGTTCATCGCCCGGTCGAAGTCATCGGGCCGTGGCTTCTCGCCGAGGCGCATCATCTGCGACGAGTCGCAAGAGTTCTCCGCGCTCGCGCACCGCGCGCTCATGTACTCGACATCGGCGCAGGGCAAGAACCGGCAGATGATCTACACCGGCACGGTCCCGTCGGAGGAGAACAACGCCGAGATCTTCACAGGGCTCCGCGACGCCGGCCGCGCCGGCAAGGGTGAGCGGTCGGCGTGGGCGGAATGGACGCCGACCGGATCCGACGAGCCGAACGCGAAGATCGACGGCACGTCATGGGCGGCGCGGGCTCAAGCGAACCCGGCGCTCGGCTCCGAGCGGCTGCTGTACGAGACCCTCGACGACGAGTGGGATGCGGCGCAGTCGGATATCGACGGCTTCCTCCGCGAGCGCCTGTCTGTCTGGCCGACACCGATCGACGAGTCGGGGGCGGTCGTGAATCTTGCGAACTGGAACGGCGTGTGCTGCGACCCTGGGTCGCAGATCGTCGGCCGGCCCCGGTTCGTGCTGGACGTGCCGCCGTCCCGCGCGTGGGCAGCTATGGGGGTGGCTGGTGAGCGTGCGGACGGTGTGCACCATATCGAGATCACGTCACGTGACGGTGTGATCGACCATCGTCCCGGCGTCGAGTGGGTCGTTCCCCGGTGCAGGGCGCTGAAGGCGTCCGATCCGGGCTTCGTGTTGACGATCGTCAACGGTTCGTCGGCGGAGGCGCTGATCCCGGCGCTCACCGAGGCCGGTATCCGGATCGACTACGTGCCAGCCGGTGAGGTTCCGGCGGCGTGCGGGGCACTGTACGACGCGATCGAGGCTGGCACGGTGCGCCATGTGGGCCAGGACTGCCTCACCGACGCGTTGCGCGCGGCGCGGAAGAACGCCGAGAACGGTGAGTCCGCGTGGCGCTGGGGGCGCCGGAAGTCGTCGGCGGACATCACGCCGCTGTACGCCGTGACGGTCGCGCTGTGGGCGCTGAAGAACAGGCCAGCACTCGTCGAACCGTCCGCGATCTTCGTGTGAGGAGGCCGTCATGCGGCTGTCGCTGATCCTTCTCATCATCGCCGCCGTGGGTGTCGGCGTCGGCCTCGGCTTGTGGATCCATGTCGGCGCTGGCATCACGTTCGGTTCGCTGGCGCTCGCCGGGATCGCGCTGTTCCGTGACGACGGCAAGGGACACCGGGGAGGTCGGCGATGAGGCTCATCGACCGGATCCGTGACGTCATCGTGCCGTACCCCACCGACCCGAACTTCACCGGCTCCGGCGCGTCCGGCTTCATGCAGACGTACATGAGCGGCGACGGGATGCGCGGCGAGGCGATCGGGAACGACTTCAAGTCGTACACGACGGTCGGATACCAGGGCAACGGGCCCGTGTTCGCCGTCTGCAACGCCCGCCTTCGCCTCATCGGTGAGGCCGTGTTCAAGTACCGCGACCAGTCGACGAAGGAACTGTTCGGCGACACGTCGCTCGGGATCCTCGAGAACCCGTGGCCGAACGGCACGACGTCGGATCTTCTCGGCCGGATGGTCGTCGACGCCGACCTCGCAGGCAACGCCTACGTGCACCGTGTCGGCCCCGACCGGCTCGAGCGGTTGCGCCCCGACTGGGTGCGGATCGTGTCGCTGCAGTCCCAGGACCCCGACACCGAGAACACGTACAAGGAGATCGTCGGCTACGCGTACACGGAGGGCGGCACCGGCGAACCGGAGTTCTACCCCGTCGACGACGTCGCACACTGGACGCCGATCCCAGACCCGCTGTCAGACTTCCGCGGCATGTCATGGCTGACACCCGTCGCCCGCGAGGTCAACGCCGACCTGACGATGATCGCGTACACGCAGAAGTTCTTCGACAACGCGGCGACACCGAACCTGCTGATCCGGTATCAGGGGAAGGTCGACCCCAGCTGGATCGCGAAGCTGAAGGCGCAGATCGACGCGACGCACGGCGGCATCGAGAACGCGCACAAGACCCTCGTGCTCGATGAGGGCGCGGATGTGACGCTCGTCGGGTCGAAGTTCCGCGACATGCTGTTCACCGACCTGCAGAACGCGGGCGAGGTCCGCATCGCCGCCGCGGGCGGGGTGCCGGCGATCGTCGCCGGCCTGCAGGCGGGTCTCGACGCGTCGACGATGGCGAACTACGCGGCCGCGTACCGCAATTTCGCCGATTCGACGATGAACCCGCTATGGCGTGGCGTGTGCGCGGCGCTGAGCAAGTTCGTCGAGGCCCCGCGTCCCGGTGTCGAGCTCTGGTTCGACACGCGTGACATTCCGGCGCTGCGGGACGCGGAGATGGACCGGCAGAAGGGCAACGCCCAGATGTCGATCGCCGTGATGAACCTCGTGAACGCCGGCTATGACCCCATGACCGTTGTAAAGGCCGTCGTCAGCGGCGACATGAGTCTGCTCAAGCACACGGGCCTCGTATCCGTCCAATTGCTTCCACCAGGGAGCACGCCGAAGCCCGCAGGGCTGACATCCGACGAGAAAGCAGCCACAGGAGGCGCATCGTGAACGAATTCACGCGATCCTTCCCGCTCGAGGACATCACTGTTCGGTCGGGTGGCACCGGCCGCACGGTCGAGGCGTACGCGGCCGTGTTCGGCCAGGATGTGCCGATCTCCGACCGCGATGGCGACTACATCGAGCGGATCTCTCCGACCGCGTTCGATAAGACGCTCGCCGAGCGTGGAACTAACTTCGGTGTCCTGTTCAACCACGGGATGACGATCTACGGCACGCCGTCGGACGCCGCGACGATGCCGATCGGGACGTGTGTCGAGGCGCGTGTCGACGGTCACGGGCTGCGGACGGTCACCGAGTACAACCGGACGCAACTCGCCGACGATGCGCTCGAGGCGATCAAGGCGGGGTCGTTGCGCGCGCAGTCGTTCGCGGGCCGGTTCGTGCAGTCAGACAAGAAGGGCCCGTTCCGCGCGGTCCGCGGTCAGCGGACGACGGTCACCCGGCAGGAGATCGCGCTGCGCGAGTACGGTCCGACACCGTTCCCCGCGTACGACACCGCCGTGATCACCGGTGTACGCGCCGACTTCGGTCAGCTGCTCACCGAGCTCGACGCGCTCGACGCCGACCTCGAGCCGGATGCCGCGCGCGCCGCGGTCGCCGAGATCCTCGGCCTGCACCCGGACGAGATCGACGACGTTCTCGCCCGACTGTCTTCCCTGACCACTCGCCACGCGAGCGAGCCGGCAGGAACCACCACACCCACTCGGGGTGCCGGTGCCGACGAGCCGCGGACGCACTCGGGTCGGTCCATGCCGGAGCACATCAAGAACTTCACGCTCCCGGCGCAAACGACACCCCGGAAGGTGGCAAGAAAATGAACCGACTCAATGACGTGCTGGCGCGGATGTCCGCGATCCGCACGGAGATGCTGACGCTCAACGAGATCGAGGAGCTCTCGGACGAGCAGTCCGCCCGCTTCGACGAGCTCGAGACCGAGTTCGACACCCTTGAGACCGAGCGCGCCGCGCTCGTCGCGCGTGCAGAGAAGATCGAGCAGGTCCGCTCCGCGGCGCTCAACCCGAAGAACGTCGAGGCAGGCGCGGCGAAGGGCCCGGAGGTGTTCGTGCGTACGCAGCGCGACCCGTTCGACTCGCTTCGTGCCGTGCAGGCGCGCGCGATCGGGCTCGACGACATGCGCGGTCGCGCGTTCGACGCCGTCGAGGCGATGGCCGACACGAAGTCGCGGCACCGCATCAGCGACGAGGTCGCCGAGCGGATGACGCGGCTCATCGAGGCCGACGACAACAAGGGCGAGGACGGCGGCATCAGCCGGCACATCCTCATCGCCGGCTCGGACGAGTACCACGACGCGTTCCGCAACATCATGCGGAACAAGGGCGACATTCAGCGCCTCGACCCGCAGGAGCAGGACGCTGTTCGTGCCGCCCTGTCGCTGTCGGGCGCGAATGGTGGCTACCTGATCCCGGTCACGCTCGACCCGACGATCATCCTCACGAACAACGGTTCCGCGAACCCGTTCCGCAGGCTGTCGGCGAACAAGCAGATCACGACCAACTTCTGGGAGGGCGTCACGTCGGCGGGTGTGAACGCCGCGTGGCTCGCTGAGAACGGCGTGGTCAGCGACAACACGCCGACCTTCACTCAGCCGGTCATCACCCCGCAGAAGGCGTCGGCGTGGGTGTTCGGTTCGGTCGAAGTTCTGGCCGACTCGGACTTCGCCGAGCAGTTCCCGATGCTGCTGTCGGACGCGAAGGACCGGCTCGAGGAGGCCGCGTTCGCGACCGGTGCTGGCACGGGCGGCGTGCCGAAGGGCATTGTCACCGCGGCGACCACCACGGTCACCACGGCAGCGGTCGCGACCTACGCGATCGCCGACATCTACGCCCTTCAGTCGGCGATCCCGCCCCGGTTCCGCCTGGCGGGCGAGTCCCTCGCGGTCGTGATGAACGTCGCGATCATCAACAAGACGCGCCAGTTCGACACCGCCGGTGGCGCGTCGTACTGGACGAACCTCGGCGAGGGTCAGCCGGACCGCGTCATCGGCCTGCCGATCGCGGAGTCGACCACCATGGTCGGCACCACGACGACCGGCTCGAAGATCGCCGTCGCCGGCGACTTCAACCAGTACCTGATCGTCGACCGTGTGGGCATGACCGTCCAGTACGAGCCGATCGTGAAGGACGCGGCGACCGGTCGCCCGACCGGTCAGGGCGGCTGGTTCGCCTACTGGCGAGTCGGCGCTGACGCGCTGGTTCCCGGAGCGTTCCGCACGCTCGTCGTGCAGTGAACCCCTGGGGCGGGCGTCCACGCGGCGCCCGCCCCACCCCACAATCCACCTTCGACACCCCACAGGAGGACGTCATGAAGCAGGCAAACCAGCCGTTCCACTACTCGACCGAGGACGGCGTCGAGCACTTCATCGAGAAGGGCACCGTCGTCGGCGACAAGGATCCGATGCTCGAGGGCCGCGATGTCCTGTTCAACGAGCTCCCGAACCTCGACAAGTAGGACGGAGGTCGCCTCATGACGTCGCTCATCACGCTTCAGGAGGCGAAAGACTTCCTGAACATCACGACCACCACCGACGACGCAGAGCTCGGCCTGTTCACCGACGCGGCGTCGCAGATCTGGCTTGCTCGTGGGCTTCCCGGCGCGGGCACACCACGCGATGAGTTCTACGACGGCGGGACGACCCGCATCGTGCTCCGGTACACGCCGATCGTGTCTGTAACGGCCGTATCGGAGACCATCGGCGCGATCACCTACCCGCTGACCGAGCAACCGGTCGACGGCGGCACGGCGGGCGCCTACGCGTTCACCGTGGACCCGTTCACGGGTGTGATGTGTCGTCGCATGGCCGGTGTCGCGATCCCGTTCGCCGACGGCACCACGAACGTGCATGTCACGTACTCGTCAGGGTTCGCGACGGTCCCGGAAGACATCAAACTCGCGATCAAGCTGCTCACCCGTCACATGTGGCAGACGCAGCGTGGCGGGTCTCAGCGCCCCGGCAAGGGCGGCAACGATGACACGCCTTCGGTCGCGTTCATCTGGCCGAACCGGGTGCAGGAGATCGCCGACGCCTACACGGGCCCGGTGGTCGCATGACGACCGTCATCTCGGCGATCCCCGCGGCCATCGATGCGCTGATCGCCACGTTCACCGCGGCGGGTGTGCAGGTCATCGACGGGCAGGGTGCGACGGACGACAGCGCTAAGGCGGTCGTGTTCGTCGGGATCGTCGACCCTGACTCGGAGGGGCTCGAGGACGCCGCGACGTCCGATCAGACGTGGGCGTGGCTCGGCCACGTGCAGCGCGACGAGAACGTGTCGATCCACTGTCTCGCGTCCGCGTGGACCGGTGACGACAACCCGAAGGTCGCCCGCGACAACGCGTTCGCGATGGTCCGCACCCTCTCCGACGCGATCACCGTCGACCCGACGCTCGGCGGCGCGGTCCTCGCCGTCAACGCGATCGACGGGCTGTCGTACCGGTCCCTTCGCGGCCCCGACGGATGCCGAGCCGACATCCCATTCACCGTCACATGCCGTGCGCGGCTCAGCTAAGGAAGGTGCCTGTCATGGCGAAAGTGAAGAACATCTCGGGCGAGACACGCAACGTCCCCGAGCTCGGCTGGCGGAACGTCGAGCACAACGAGATCGTCGAGATCCCCGACGAGCGTCTGGAAGCGTTCACGTGCCAGCAGGCCACGTGGCGCGAGTCGAAGGGTGGTAAGTGATGGGTCTCGCGACTGGTATCGGCGGGCAGGCTGGCTGCGCTGTCGAAACGACGTACGGCACGTACGTTGCACCCACCCGGTTCCTGCCGGTGACGAAGGCGCCCTTCACGAAGGTGAAGAACACCGTTCAGCTGTCATGGCTGGGCGCTGGCCGGCTCGGCGACCTCGGCGCGGCGCGCGTCGTCACGACACACGCCGGCAAAGGCTCCATCGAGATGGGCGTCTACAACCACGGCATGGGGATCCTGCTCCAAGCGCTCATGGGGACGACCGTGACGCCCGTGCAGCAGGGCGGGACGACCGCCTACCTGCAGACGCACACGATCGCCGACGTCGTCGGCAAGTCGCTCACGATGCAGGTCGGTGTTCCCGACACGACCGGCACGGTGCGCCCGTACACGTTCCTCGGCTCGAAGATCACCGACGCGGAGTTCACGATCGAGACCGCGAAGGAACTGACCGCGAAGTTCAACTTCGACTGCCGTGACGTCACCGAGGCTCAGACCCTCGTCGCGGCGTCCTACTCGGCGAATATGCGCCCGTTCGTCGGCACCGACACGGGCATCAAGGTCGGCGTGTTCGGGTCGGAAGCCGCCGTGCTCGGCGTGCGGAAGGTCGACCTGAAGATCGACCGGGCACTGAAGACGGATCGGTACTACGTGCAGGCCGGCGCGTCGGCCGGGCTGAAGGCGGAGCCGCTGATCGGCGACTTCTGGAAGATCACCGGCACGGTCACCGCCGACAACGTCGACAAGACGATCTGGGCCGACCGGTTCG